ATTTCCGGGATCTACAAGAGTTTGTTCTATTGAGCAGTTAAATCTATCTGTAAGGGTTAATCCATCACAAGAGTTTTGAACTGTTTGTATTGTGCTTACCGTACCTATTTTTTCTACAAAATCAGGGTCTATAGCAAGCTCGTAAACGCTATTAAATGATTTTTGTAGTACATATGGAAATGATATAAGTGTATTTCCTTGTGTTTCTGTAGGTAATGGTGGATTACCTGAGTAAAGAGAGTTGCTGTACTGAATCTCTATAGTTAAAAGTGCACCTGATACTAAATCTAAATTAGCAAAATCAAGGTAAATAACTGAAGAGCCTATCGTTTGAAGGCTATCCCAACTATATGTTCCTGTATCTAAGTTGTAATCTAATTCAGTGCTTCCTACCTCATTGGTATCTAGCTTAGCTATATACTCCAAGCTAGTAGGGCTACCTGAGCTGTCGACCATATCATAGCCCTCAACGTAGTTGCCGTACATAAGCCTGTTACCCATCATAGTCTGAGCCTTAGCAAATCTAGGAACATTATCGTATAGCCTTAGTATCTCAGAGTCTGCTAGTATTGTAAATATCTTACTGTTTTGGAATTGGAACGTGTAGTCAGTATTGTCACCAAGACCCTCATTCTTTTTGTTTATCTTCTCTATTATACGAATTGTAGGGAAGTCCATCTCCTTAAACAATAGATCTATTGCCTTTACAAGTGGTCCTCCTGAGTTATAAGTAACCTCAGCCATATTAGCTATACTCTGCATACCGCTGTTTAAAGCAGTAGCGAAGTCGTAGTTAAATGTATTTGGTAGAAAAGCAGGCTTGCTCCACTGAGATGTAGCTGAGTACTCACCATCATCGTATCTATACCTGTAGGCAAAGCATATGAACCTTTCCTCCAAGAAGTTGTCCTGAGTTGATGTAATTGTTGGTACAACAACCGGAGCTGCAACAGGTGGTTTCTTTATTACAAGTATCGACTCTGCTGAAAATTGGTCAACGCCTGCAGATGGATTAGCATAACCCTTAGTTACATTAATCTGCCTTGGGGCATTGTAGTCATCAGTCCAATACAATAGATCCTGCACTTTATCTACGCCTGTTATTACATACGTAGGGTCAAAGTTCAATGTTGTATTGCTTGTAGCCCCGTCTCTAATACTTATCAGATGATACGTTAGTATCGTAGTCTTTATATCATATGATAATACCAAATCAATCTTCCCTGTAGGAGATGATGGGTAGTTATTGTCGTGTACAAACCAATAAATAGTCTCGTTTGTGCCATCCTCAAAAGCACCTATGCACCTTGCATCTGAGCTAAGTGGTATACCATTATAAATTAATGTAGTAAGAGGTAAATTTCCCTTAGCATTTTCTATGACACCAATCTCTGAGTTCTCAGTAGAACCCATACGTATATTAAGAGCATCAATGTACTCGCCATTAGGAACAAGGCGTTCATCAACGGACTTGTTCATTCTACCTGCTATAAAATTCCTTGATAAATTCGCCATATTATTTTAGCCATTTATCCTGTCCTCGGATATTCATTAATAGTCTACCGGGGTGGATATTGCTGATTCTTATTTTTGCATTGTTGTATAAAGCTCTTCTTCTTTTCTTAGCTCTATTGACTATGTATTCCTGAACACCAAACTTAGAACCTAAGATTGCGTATTCAATAGCTGCGTACATATAATCTTCAAACATCTTATTTACAGAGATACTGCTATCGTCACCATTCTCCATACCATCAGATGTATACTCAAGTACAACTAACTGTCCCTGCGTCCCTGAGCTAAAGTTTATAACACCACCCTTCTTGTTTATACTAAAGGTTGGGTTTGCGTTAGCTGTCTCTGTGTTAAGGCCAAACCTAGCACCAATATCCCTTGTAAAGTACCAATTACCATTATCGTTGTAGCCGTTGTAGCCATTAAACGGTGAATTACTATTTAAGTATATTGTCGGCTGTATAGTAAAAATTCTATCGTAGTCTAGCTTAGAAAACTGAGGAGATAGTGCATTACCATCCTGATCAAATAATATCTTACCTGAATTGTCCTGCAGATATGCTTTAGACCAATTAGTCTGTATGTTTTCGCTTAGAGGGTAAAGTATCCCTTGGTTCTCAATAGATATCCTAACCCAATTCACATAGTCAGACGGAAGAACATACCTTAGCTGATCATCAATGTTAAGCTCTAGTATCTTTATCTCCTTAAACGCATCGTAGTTAAGCTCCTGTATCGCTCTTTTTGCGTGGAACAAAACCTTAAACCTATCCTCGTTATTAATGAGGCTGTGGTTTCCTGCGTACATTAACATAAAGTTGTTTACTATGTCATACAACGATACGTACTGATACGATCCCCAATTTTTATCTTCAGGATTAGAACCTCCATTAGCGTAGTATTGATACTGTGATATATACCCCATTTTCTATTATTGTTGTGATTGATTATCTATTTGCTCAAGGCCCTGCCCAAACTGAACTGCTGATAGCTCTCTAATAGACATACCCGCGTACTGAAGAATTTTATTAACTAAGTCAGGCTCGCAATCAAGCGGAAGCTCAAAGTCTTGGTAGTCGGGCTGCGACTGCGAAAATGCAGGCTCTCCACTAACTAGCGTAATATACGTCCACTTAGGATCTTTAGGGTATCTTATGTACTGAGACAACACCTGACCTACTTTATTTACTGTAGATGGGAATGCAGTTAGTATGATACCCTCCTGCGTATAGGCGGGGTACGTAAGGTTTGGCTTAGTCAACAATGAATTGTTAAGCATAGTTATCTTACTATGAGAAACTTTTTCAGCTTCCTGTAAAGAGTCTCTGTATATGTTGTAATCTATCCCAATTGCATTGAATGGTGTTTGAGTTACAATACTTGCTGTAGTGTATAGTGATGTCTCAGAGTTAACAAATGTTACTGTAACGTACTGAGTAATTCCTCCACTAACTAAAGCTACTACATCGCCTACCTGTATGCCATCTGTAATAAATGCAGCGTTGTCATCGATTATCTCCTTACCGCTTGGATCTACATCTGTACTTGCACCGCCTACTATAAAATTATCATATACAAGAACCTTGTTTAATAGGTAGTAGTCATCACCTGTCGTAGTTGGCGATGGCAGGTAGTATACGTTGCTTATTGTTGGAGGAGTATTACTTAAACTTAATGGATTAGATACTGAGAACATCTCAATAAGCTCTTCCATAGTTTTGCGTATATCAGCATACCCTGTACCTGATTGGCGGGCATTCTCTTTATTAATCTGATAATTGTACTGATAGAAATAAGTTTCAAATAAATCTAATTGTGCCTGCTTGGAAAATAAATTAAAATCCGATGGCGATATATATCCGTAGTTATTCTTGTTCAGTACAGACAGAACTGTGTTTCTAACTGAGTTGATCATCTGTAAACCTTTCTACAAAGATAATAAAAAAAAAGAACCCCTTCATTTTCAGAAGAGGTCCTTTAGTTTATTATGAATAATGATTAATTACAGTAACTTCTCAAGCAACTTAAAGTTCTCGATACCTTCATCAGACTGAAGGAATGATGATACTATAGACATAGGATCTTCTCCGTAAGGTACGTTCAGCATCTTAGTCTTATTTGTGTTGGTATTAAACCAAACCTCTTTCTTATTTTTTCTAAATGTTAATAGACTCTTCTCAAAAAACAAAGTCACAGAAGACTGTAGCTTTAATGATGGGTCATTAATTACATTCAAAAAAGAACTTGGATAGTTTCTAGCGTAAACTAAGACATCTCTTCTTAGCTCTGCTGTTGACACCTTACTGATGTCCTTGTTATATAAAACACGAGAAACCATCTCTACCTGCTCGATAGTCATTTCTCTTGCTGCAACGAGTGCATCCACCTCAACATTCATCTGTTCAACCTCTGCTGAAGCATCTCTTTCTTGATTAACTTCCTCAAACTTAACCCCGTTTAGTGGGTGGTAGTGGAGGAACTCTTGTAGTACAGGATTTGTTCTTGAAACAGCTAAGAAACCATCTTCAAAAATAACGGGTTCTAGTATAGCATTTCCATCCTGCTCATCCTCAAATGGAGACTTTTGATTCCTTGCATAGCGTAGTGCTCTGTTTGATCTTGTCTCTTCATCGAAGTATAATAATGGGAACTGTGCCGTATGTCTCGTTGGTATCATAAAAGATAACGGAGCTTCGGATCTTGTGAGTTTGTAGACCTTGTCTTTTGACTCTTGTATTTTTTTCATTTGATATAATTTAATTAAAATTTAAAAAAAGGGATGTGTCTTTGAAGACACACCCCTATATTTAGTTGTTCTAGTTTTGGAACAAGAAGAAGTTGTTAGCACCTAAAGTACAAACTGCTCTTTCAGAAAGGAAGTTAACCTCCATTGCATCAAGATCAGAATTTTCAGCACCACCTGCAGAACCTGTAATCCAAGTTTTGTAGCGTCTATCTTCAGTTTCAGAAGCACGGTATCTAACGTGTAAGAAAGGTCTCTTAGCGTTTTTACCAAGTACTTGATCGTAAACAGTAGTAGAACCCGCAGGAACTAATAAACCACTTACTTTACCTGACCCTGCAGAAGTAGGCAATCCACCTCTCATTGTAGGATCGTTTAGGTACTTCCAATCAGATTTGTAGAAATCATAACCTCTACGGAATCCTGTAAAACCTAAGTTAAGAGCCATCTCTTTATCGTTATCAAACAATCCGAATGAAGCGAAGTTAGATGCACCTGTAGAAGAGTAACCATTCAATCCTGCTAACATATCATCAATGCTAAAGCTAAATGCTCTATCAACAAAGATTACGTTCTCTTCGATTGAACCTTGCTTGTCAAGACGAGATACTATAGTATCGAAATCAGCAAGAGTAGTTGGATAACCACCACCCCATACGTTTCCACGCTTGTTAACTGTGTAGAAGATACCTTGAGAACCTTTGTTTCCTACATCACCTATAGTAGCAGCAGCACCTGAAAGTGCTTCTGCAGGAACAGCTTCAATCATTGCAGTCTCTAAGTAATCGTCAAAACGTAGACGAGTTTCGTGCTCAGACTTAAGATACCATAAGTATCCGTTAGCACCATTCTCAGTAGTAACCTCTACCCATCCGATTTGAGCCATATCAGAACCTGATACTGCATACTTATCTTTGATGATGATTGGAGAGTTTTCGAAGATCTCATCGTCAGCCTCTAAAGAACCTTGCATACCGTTAGTTCCTTTTTTGAACTCAGAACCGTAGATAAATACTGTCCATTTAGCTGTAGCTAATGTTGTAATACCTAAAGCATTGTAGAATGCTACAGTAAAAGTATTGTTGTCAACATCTACTTCAGTAACGATTGCTTTGTAGTTTGCTCCACCTGCATTAGCAGTAAACATAACTGTTTGACCTACTCTAATAGCAATAGCACCTGCTCCTGAAACACCACCCCCTGAAGGAATTAAAGTGTCATTAACATTAAATATAGCAGTGTCAGAGTTAGTTAAATCGACAGTAGTGTTACAATCAATATACTTGGTATGTAATCTTCCTTGCTCAGCCCATTTGATAAGGTCAGAGTTAGAAGGCATCTCAGCTCCTACCATACGTAAGAAAGATGCGACTGTTCTGTTACCATATCTTTCAAATTCTTTCTCATAAGTATCAGGAAGATACTGATTCAAGAAATCAAAGTTGGTAATGTAGTTTGTTTTTAGTGGGACTTGTTGTGCACTTGGCTGCAACGCATATCCCGGAATTGCTTGTACGGACATTTTTTTTTAGTTTTTAATTATTTTTTTACTTTTTACTTCTAATTCGCAGCCTCTTACCTGAGTCTTGAGCTACTTCTCTTATTGTCGTTCCTCCTGCAGCAATATTCTGTGGTGACTGTCGTGTAGACATATTAATATTTTTTGTCTTACGCATCACATCATCTACTGCCTCTGACTTACCTTGCTCATAAAAGAACTTAGCAAACTTTTCAGGGTTCATTGCGACTGCCAACGCTTTATGATAGCCAACAGGGTCTGTCAAAAGACCATCCTCACCAATATATTTCTTTGTGAAATTTGATGGATCTAGATGTACCTTCTTCAACTCTGTCGCGTCCGCAGGGGCGTAAACAAGCTTGTTATCGTCAATATTGAACTCAAAACCTTTGAACTCATTGCCAAAAACTTCACCTGTCTTTTGCTTGTACCAATCCTCTCGGTGTTGGATCTGCTCACTTAAAGACATCGACTCTTCAACGTATCGCTTATACTCCTGTAGGGACTTTGAATCTTCTTCAGAAATAGAATTACCCATTGACTCAATAGGTAATTTGTACTTCTCTTTTTCGGACTCAAAATACTCCTTGGCTTTAGCGACCATTTTTTTCTTTGCTAACTTGGCTTTCTTCACAAAAGATTCATCGTCAAGATCCTCATCGTAAGAATACTCCTCCATCATAGATTCAATATCCTCAGAATCGAGACCCTTCTCTGTTGCAGATAGAAAGTCACGTAACAATTTATCAGGGCTTACTTCATCAAGGTCTCTGCTTAACTTAACAAAGTCCTCAATTCCACGCCCGGTTTCTTTTTTGTATTTAAAGTAAGCTGCCACATCATCAGGCAAAGCCTCAGCTTCTTCCCTCTCACGTGTAAACTCCTCAAGGGAATTTATTTGCTTACCGTATCTTTTACCAATATATGAAAGAACATCTTCTTCTCTTAACTCCGCAGGCTCTTCAACTGCGTTGTTGTTTTCTATAGTTGTTTCAGCTATAGGCTCGTTAGGGGTATCTTTGAATTGTTGTTCGTGCTTGTCAAGTAGCTCTTGTTCTACCTGCTGAACGGACTTCTCTTCAGTCAATCCCATTTCTCTTACTTTTATTTCCATATTAGATTAAATTTATTTTGCAAAGTTATAAAAAATATATTATAGTTTATCGTGGTTCAAACTCAGCTAAGTCAAACCCATCTAAGCTATCCTCGTTAGACTCAAAGGTAAGTGGTGGGAGGTTATTCTTTCTTTGGTTAATCAGCTTAGATTGCTCTGTGTTCTGCTGACTAATTCTCTTAGACTTAGCATCCTCTCTCTCCTTCTCTCTAGAAGCTAGACCCTGAACCTCTATACCTTTTAGTTGCATATTAAGGTCAAACTCTTGCTGCATTAGCTGAGACTTAAGCATAGCTTCGTTCTTCATTTTCTCTATCTCAAAGGCTATCTCCGCCTGCTTTAACTGCATCTTAGACTGAGTCTCCATCTGCATCTGCTGCATAGCCATTTCACCTGCCATCTGCTGAGACTGCTGCTGAGCTTGTGCTTGCATCGCCTGCTGCTGAGCCATTAGCTTCTCTTCTCTCTCCTGCTTAGACTTACGCTTAAGCTTTAGTAGTTGGTTAGCTAACTTTAGGTTCTTAATATCTCGTATATCAATCGCATCCTCAAGGTTTATGTCACCCTTAGATAATGCCATCTGTATATTCTGTTCAAGCTGTGCTCTTTCCTCTTCATCAGGAGCTACCTCTATAAATATACCAAAGTCATATATGTAAAGGTCCTTGATAGCGTTAAGGATGTTTATGTTGTACTTACCTATTTGGTTTATAAACTCATCCCTAAAATCAGCGTACTCAAGTATGTCAGCGACCCTATACGTCAAAGCCTCAGCTAGAGTTCTGTATATGTAAAGACTTGACTCAAGTATATGCCTAGTGGCTGTGTTTGAGTTAAGTGCTGCAAGCTTCTGTACACCAAC